TCATTCCATTCTCTCCTTTTTCTTTTTCCCGCGGCCTCGTCAGCGCCCGATACGGGATACGGGCGGAGCCAGGGGAAGGGGTTCACCCTCCCCCCAGCTTTCGGCTATTCGTCCTGCTGGCTAGCGAGCAGCTCGCGCTCCGCCAGCGCGAGCTGCTGGCTAGCGATCTCCAGCCAGAACGCTGCGTGCTTGGTCGCACGCAGATCGCCGTCCTCGCGCGCGCTTTCGTACCGCGCGCGCGCGCTTTCGTACCGCTCGCGCGCGAGGGAAAGCGCGACTTCCCTCGATGACGAAACTAAGTAGTTCATGTCCTCTCCCTTTCCTCTCTTGTATAAAGACAGTATATAACACTTTTCAATGCCAGTAAATAGTACTTTAGTACTATCCCACGCTCGCACTCACGCCTGCCCGCCTGCCTGCTCGCTCGCTCGCACTCACGCCTGCCCGCCTGCCTGCCTGCTCGCTCGCTTGCCCGCCCGACTGTGCCTGCCTTCGCCTGCGCGATGGCGAGATGGCGAGATGGCGAGATGGCGAGATGGTGGGGTGGGGTTGACCCCGACCACCAGGGGGGGGGAGCGCAGTCAGTCGGTCCGCATATTTTGAGAACGTCAAAGTTTTTGACCGGAAATACACTTCTCACAACGTTTATGTCGCTCCAAAAATGTCAAGTTATCTTGACGACGCAGCTTAATTCGGCATACAATAGGTTACGGCTGGACAAAGCCGAGACCACATTATCACCCGCCGATATGTGGGATAATGTGGGATAATGTGGGATAATGTGGGATTGAAGCGCACGTACGGCGAGCCAGCCAGCGGAAGGTATAGGGGTATGAAAAAGAACGCAAACGAGCCGCGGTCATCGAACACGGCACAACCGCCAGCGAAGTCGTGGGCGGTTCTTGAGCAGGAAGTCATCGGCTGGCTAATGTCGGCGGGCGCGCGCCTCCAGACGATTGATGGGGGCAAACGGATTTGGCTTGTGAAATGGATTATTTCGCGGGCGCTGGAGGGATGGAAGCCGATAATTGCGATAGAGGTTTTCTACCAGCGTGGCGGAGGGGGGACGGCGGTGGTCAGCGCGGAGATCGACGGCTTGGTAGAGGAATACAAAAACGAATACAGGCGGGTGGGCGAGATAAGAGAGGAGACAGCGCTGCCGCGCCTGATTGCATATCTTCGCAAACACGTTTGGGCGGGAGAGCATTTTGAGACGCTGGCGGGTTTGGAAGACGGTCAGCCCGATGCGGGCGTTAGTGGACACGCATGAAGTTACGGTCGAAAGGCAGGGGGTAATGATGCGGATTACTGATCCGGGCGCTATTCATTTGGTGCTGCGTCGTCTGGAGGTTGCGTTTGTGACGCACCATGCCATTCACAAATGGCTGGCGGGCGGTCTGAAGTCAGCGCCGGCGTGCATTTTACGTTATTGTGAGGCGTACAATGAGACGCCAGAAGCATGGCGGAGGCGATACGAGGGGGCGGGCGCTGAGAAGCAGCTTGACATGCTGCTTGAGGTTGAGCAGAGCGAACTTGTGGAGCGCGGGTTGTGGCGGGCATAAAGTTCGATCCGATTGTTGTATCTCTGATGCGAGAGGATGAGCTGCCACACGAGGAGCGGGTCATCCACGTCGAAATTCCGAAGCCGCGCGGTCGGTATCCTGAGACGTTCGAGGATGAATACGACAATTTAGAGGCGGATACATCTGCTAAGCCGAGCATTCCGAAGCGGAAGCGGGGTCGTCCGAAGGCGAAAAAGCTCAGTGGTGGTATGCGACCGCCATACAAATACCCGAAGGAAGTTCGCAAGCCGAAGTTCATCCCGCGCAGTCTGCCGCGTCCGGCGGTCGAGGTGCTGGGTCAGCGCGACAGCAGCCAGCTATATGCGGATATGGTATTGCGTCTGCGGCAGGCACGGCAGCGGGCGATGATTTCGCAGGAAGATATCGCGAGGGCGATCGGCGTATCGAGGGCGAGTGTGGCGGCGTGGGAGGCGGGGGCGACGCAGATTTCATCTTTTCGTCTGATACAGATGTTGAAGGTCTACAACGCCGATCCGGCGTGGGTAGTATTTGGCGTAGACAGCACGCTGAAGATGATAGAATTCCTGGTTGAGCGCGGCATCATTCGCATTGCCCAGGAGAAGGGCGCGGCGGTGGATGACACGCTGTCTGTGGATGCATCACAACTGCCCACAGCGCCGGGTCGTGTTCGCGCAGAATAAGCGGCGGCGGGTAAAAGAGGTCGAGGACGAAGGCGATGCAATATCGTGGGCAAATGGGGGAGCAGGATTCGGGGCGGGCGGACGAGTTCCAGGAGGTTGAGCGAACGGACAACCGCATTTACTTTTACTGCGATGTGTCCGCTGCGTCAGCGATGGAGCTGCTGAAGGCGTTGAGGGCGGCAGATCAGGAGATGACGGCGGCGGAGAACAGGTATGGTGTTCGCCATCGTAGCCTGCCGATTTACCTGCATGTGATGAGCGACGGTGGCGAGGCGTTTTCTGGGTTAATGCTTGCGGATCGGCTGGCAAATTATCCGCGTCGGCTGGTCGGATCCATCGATGGATACGCGGCGTCGGCGGCGACGCTGATTGCGCTGGCATGTCACCACCGGGTCATGAATTCGCTGGGGATGATTCTGGTACATCAAGGGACGACGTGGATCGGGGGAACACACCAGCAGTTGGCGGATCACAAGCGGATGTCGGATAATATGCTTGAGGGTCTGATCACATTTTATTTGCGGGCGGCGCGTGGTCGTTTGGCTCGGCGGGAGGTAGAAGCGCTGCTGGTTCGTGAGAGTTGGCTCACGGCGTCGGAAGCGCGGGAGATGGGGTTTATCGACGAGATACGCTAGGATTCGCCGGGCACGTCGCCGTTGGCGAATATTGATAGCACTCCCTCCGACACCAACTATCGGGGGGAATTTTTTATAATGAGGTTAGAACTGAACAGATAGTATGGTCACCTATGCCGCACATTCAAAATAACACCATTGATTTCAAACTCAGGAAGCTGCATCCGGCGCAGGAACGGGTGGCGAAGTCGTCTGCCAAGCACAAGCGGGTGCGGGCTGGACGGCGGTTCGGGAAGTCCTTATACTGCGCGTCGGATGCGGTGCTGACCGCTCTCCAGATGCGCTATCCGGTGTGGTGGGTGGCGCCGACGTACAACAACACGCTGGCGGCGTGGAAGGAACTGACCGATTTGGCGCGCCAATTTGGAAAGTTTGCCAGGATCTTCAAGTCAGAAAACCTGATCGAGCTGCCGGGTGGTGGGTCAGTGCGTGTGGTGTCTGGCGCGGAGCCCGACAATGTGCGCGGCAGTGGCATTGGCAAGCTGATCCTTGATGAGGCGGCATACGTTGAAAGTCGTCTGTACAAGGAAGTCCTGCTGCCGATGCTGGCGGACATGGACGGCGACACGACGATGATCTCGACGCCGAGGGGATACAATTGGTATTACGACGAATATATGCTCGGCGAGGGCAGCAGACTTCCGGGTTACGAATCGTTCCATTTCACGTCATATGACAATCCCACTCTGAAAAGGGAGTTTCTGGACGGTCTTGCCAACCAGATGACCGCGCGCGCCTATCAGCAGGAGATCATGGCGGAATTCGTTGCGGACGCGCTGTCGGTATTCCGTGGCGTGCAGGACTGCATTCATTACAATACATATGCAGAACCGATTGCGGGACATACGTATGTGATGGGTGTGGACTGGGGACGCAAGAATGACTATACCGCGATCTCCGTATGGGATGTGGACGAGCGCATGGAAGTCGATCTGGATCGCTTTACCGACATTTCGTTCGGCATCCAGTTCGGTCGATTGCAGGCGCTGGCGGCGAAGTGGGGGGTCAGCGCGATCAATGTCGAAGAAAATGCGATGGGGTTTGGCAATATCGAGGAGCTTCATAAGCGCGGTTTGCCCGTAACCGCCACGCATATGACCCAACCGAGCAAAAAACGACTGGTGGAATTGTTTGCGCTGGCGATAGAACAGGGCACGGTTGCGCTGCTGGATCACAAGGAAGCCAATGACGAACTGGTCATGTTTGAAGAAGAAGTTACCCAAAACGGCGTAGTACGTTATCACGCGCCGCAAGGACGACACGACGATACGGTCATCGCCCGCATGCTAGCCTACGATCTGATCGGATCGGACATTGCCGAACCGTCTTTCTTGTCATTTCTTTAGGGGTGAACAATGTTAGAACGTTTGTTCCCGCGCCGTCAGCCCGTGGTTTCGGAAGGCGCTGCTGCCGATGTGCCGTTGGGATTTTATGTGCGCGGAAACAGCGTCGTCCCGATCACTTCGAAGGGCATTCAGGGTGGGATGGGCGGTGGTCGGAAATCGGTCACCGGTCTGTATGGGATTAGCCAGCAGGCTGCCATCCGGACGCGCAAGGAACTGTTGGCTTCGGATGGCGAGCTTGCGCTTGCTTATGCCAGCAATGTTATTGCGCATCGCTGTGTCGATCTGCGATCACAGAAGGTCGCCGAGATGCCGCGCCGACTGGTCAATAAGCGCACTGGAGAGGTGGTCAAGGATCATCCTTTTCTGGATGCGGTGCGTCTGAGCAACAAGGTGCATCGCAAGTCTATTTTTTATTTGTGGCAGAACGCCAAGTGCATTCATGGGGAAACCTATTTCCTGAAGACGACCGATACTTTTGGTCGCCCCTTAATGATGCAGTGGTTAAATCCCACTGCGACGGAACCGTTTGTTTTCGGTGGACGTATTCTGTATTTTGAATACTATGACGATGCTATCGGCGCGCAGGGCACACAAATTCCGACCTGGCAGGTAATGTACGACTACTACCACAACCCGTCGGATGATCTGCGCGGGCTGTCCCCTATGCAGGTGGCGCTGGAGCCGATTAACGTCATGAACAGCATCCAGGCTTATCAACTGTCGTTTTTTCAGAACGACGCCACGCCGGGCGGTCTGATCGGGGCAAAACAAGGCACAATTTTGCAAAAGAGCGATCAGGATCGCCTGTTAAAGTGGTGGCAGGAACAGCTTCAGGGAGTGCGTAAGCGTTTCAAGCCTGTTTTCTTGCCGTTTCCCCTGGAGTGGCAGAACGTACAGCAGCCGCCTTCGCCGGAGCATACGGATATTGAGCGGGCGCAGATTCGTAAGATATGCGATGTTTTTGGCGTGCCCGTGCCGTTGGTCGATTACGATCAGGCGCGCTACCAGTTTTCTGGCGAACACCCAAAGATGCTGTATGAGAACACGATCATCCCTGACTGCGAAGTGATCGCCGAGCATGTCAACAATGAACTGCTGCCATTTTTTGACGACAGCGATACGGTGCGCTTCGAGTTTGAATACGACAAGGTACGCGCGCTGATTGACGATCAGACCAAGCGCACGACGGCGATTAACGCGCGGCAGATGGCGGGCAACATCACGCTGAACGAGGCGCGGCAGCGCTTCGGTGACGCGCCGATTGACGGCGGAGATGTCGTGTTTGTCCCGAAAGCGATTATGGCAGTCGATGTGGAGGATCTGCCCGATCTGGATCAGCTCGCAAGGCCGGAACCCATCGGCAATCGCGATCCGGAAAACCTGCCGATGGAAATCCTGCCCGAAAACAACGGCAGGACTGGAACTGGACAGCAGGATATGGCGCTGGCAGAGCTGAAGGCGTGGCGTCGGAAGTATAAGCAGAAAGGGTTGAAGGGCGCTCGTAATTTTCGCGAACAACATCTCCCGACCCGTGTCGCCGACAGTCTGCGGTCGATGCTGTTTGCGTTTCCGGATGACGCGCCAGCCGAGCAGGTAAACGGCGCATTCGAGACGGCGCAGCGGGAGCTTAGGGCTGTGCTGGACAGCGAACTGTTGGCAGGGCTGGCGGAGCGCATTCGGGAAGCCCGACTTGAAGATGTATTGGACATTCGCAATGCCCAGCCTGACTGAGCGCCTGCGGGAGGCACTGGACGATCTGCCCACCCGGTCAGCGCCGCCGCCGGAAGACGACGCCGAACAGTACGAATATCTCGAAACCTATATTGAGATGACGCGCGGACGATTGGTCGGCATTACCACGCGGTTAGCAGTTGGTGAACTGACATCGGATGAGTGGCGCTACCTATTCGAGATGGAAATGCGTTACTTGCATCTGATGGCAGCGGTGTTTGGCGCGGGTGGATTTGATGGACTGACCCGCGATATGGTTTCGTTGATGGAAAGCGCGCTGCGGGATCAGGTCGCCTATCTGAACAATTGGTATCTCGCAATTACACCGAACCTGATCATTCAACAGGACGGCGGCGGCAGTGAGGATGGGTTGTATACGCCGACGCAGGCACAGTTAGAGGCACGCGCCGCGCTATATGCGGAGGCGGCGCGAGCGACATATTTTCGCATACGCGCTCGCGGACTGGGACTGCCGCCGATGCCGTTTTTACCTGGCATCGGCACGCAGTGTCATGCCAATTGCAAATGTCGGTGGGATTTTGTCAAGTTGGGTGAGCAGGGGGACTGGGATTGTTATTGGCGGCGAGCGCCTGTAGACAGTTGTGAAACCTGTCTGACACGGGAGGCGGTTGCCAGTCCACTGCGCGTTCGACGGGGCGTCATCCTGCCCTATGATGCCACGGGGACAATGGTATGATCACCGTCACCACGACGTTCGATCTCAGGCAAATCGGGGCGCTCGACGGGAAAAAGGTGCGGCGCGAATGGACGCTGTTGAAAACGCGGTTTAACACCGTCCTTCGCGAGGAATATCAACGCGGAAACTTCGGCGCTGCCCTGATTGAGCAGTTGTCGATCTATCCGCCGGAGCGTACTGCGGCTCCGGTGTGGAAACACGATCGGCAGCGGATCGCGGCTATCGCCCGCATGAAGGCGATGGGACGCGCAGAGATCGTCAATGGGCGGCTGAAATACCGACGCAGTTTTGATTACCAGAATGGCTGGCTGACTGAGTTAACGGTGACAGACGACGGTTCTGACCTGCGCGTATACAATGTCACTGAATACGGGGGTTATGTAGGGGGCAACCTGGTGTTATATTCCGGGGGCATCATGACACGATCCAACGTTGATCCCACGCCGCAAGTGCTCAATCGTGCGACACTACAGGACTGGCAGCAGGCGTTTCACCGCGCGCAGGGATGGGTAACGGTTGCACCCATTGTTCAAAGCGAACTGGACACTTTCATCGAGCGCATCATCAGGCGGTTTAATCTCAACGTCAAGACACTGGCGGAACGCGGTCTGCTTTTTGTGGGCACTTCCACGTCAGTGCAAACGGGGTTATAGATCCGCTGCTGTCGAGGATAAATTGAGAATGACGGACACAATTTACCGGCGCGCGGACGGAGAATGCTTTTTCATCCGTTTGGGGCAGTACGAGGATGTGGATCGCTTCGTCGTAGACGAAGTGCCCGAATCCTATCTGTGGGAGCGTCTGAAACGTGTTGAGACGGCTATCGATGTCGGCGCGCACATCGGGGTCTGGACGCGCAATCTCAAGCGTCTATTTCCGCGCGCGGAGGTTCTGTGCGTTGAACCACATCCGGGCAATTTTCGGCTGTTAAGACGAAACGTGTATGGACTTCGCGCTGTGATGCCTATTTGCACCGCCGTACAGTACAGCGCGCCCTTTTACCGTCTGCATACGCACCAGGTTAACAGCGGTGGGCACACCACCGAACCTTTGCGCGCCGACGAACAGGGCAATGGTGAAGCGGAAACGCTTGAAAGTCTGATCGATTGGTGGGGATGGGGACGATGCGACCTGCTAAAACTTGACTGCGAAGGGGCAGAGGTAGATATTATTCAGAACGCCGATCTGACGCTGTTCAAACAGATTGTCGGTGAATATCACGCCGGCGTGATGGCATTCGACGTTCAGTGCCGCCCCGCGTTGGAAACGGCGCATTTCCGCGTGGAGGTATTTCCCCACCCGAACTGGCCGGATAACGGCATCTTTTTTGCGGAGCGTGAAGCATGAGTGAAACACTAACACCACGACAGACGAGCAAACACACCAATTTTGTTGCCGACCGCCATATAATGAAAGAAGAATTCGAGGGCGATAAGTTGGTGGGTTTTGGCGGTAGCGTCAAGGCGCTCGGCGGCGGGCGCGTGGGTGGTTATCTGGTAATGTATGGCTCACCAGACACCCGCGATCTGCATGGCGAGTACTTTGACCGCGAACGCACCAATTTTATGATGGACGACTACCCCATCAAGGGCGAGCGCGTGCTATATAATCACGGTCTCGATCGCACGCTGAATGTCAAGCGAATTGGTCAGTTTGATGCGGTGGGGACGGATGAGGTAGGAATCTGGGTCGAAGCCCAGTTGAACATGGCGGATGCCTACCAGCGCGCGATTTACCAAATGGCCGAGTCTGGCAAGCTTGGATGGAGCTCTGGATCGCTGCCTCAGGCAGTGCGTACCGCCGAAGATGGTTGTATTGAACAATGGGCAGTTATCGAGGGCAGCCTTACCCCTTCCCCCGCTGATCCGCGCAATCGCGCTCGCGTCGTGCCGATCAAGGCGTTGGTTGATGTACCTGTGAATACACCTGAAGAACAGGCGGAGGCGGACGACCAGTCCGCGCCTGTTAAAGAGGAAGAAGCCGGACTATTGCCAATGCGGGCAGACGCGGAAAGCGCGCAAGCGATTTTGAATAGTGAAACAGATGTGTCAGGAGACACCACGATGGACAATGAAAAACTGGCGCACATTATCGGTGTGGCGCTGAAAACGGTCGTTGCCGAGCTTGGCATCAAGATGTCCGATGAGGACATGCAGAAGGCGAAGGACATGGCTGAGGACGAGGTCATGAGCATGTACGGCGAGCAGGAAGATGAAGCCGAGGTGCGTAAGTCGATTGCGTCCGAAGAATTTGTCACCCGTCTCGCGGATATTGCCAATCAGGTAAGCAAGGTGCAGGACGATCAGTTGGCGTCAAGCATCAAGAACATCATGGGCAAACGTCAGCCCGCCCCCGGCCTGCCGGCTGTGAGCAGCAACGGCGGTCGGCAGCAGCAGGCACAATACGCTCCCCGCCTCGAAGTGTCGAGCAAATATGCGAACATGGATGTCAAGGACATGGCGTTCGCTGCGTTCGTCAAGAAGACGCAGGAACGTTTTGGCAGGGCGCAGTACGACATGGTTGGCGAGCAGCAGTTCTATCGCGAGCTGGCGGACAAGGCTAGCAAGGCGATCAGTGCCAACCAGCTTGATCGGTTCGCTGTCGAAAGCAATGTAATCAAAATGGTCAACGCGATCAAGGCGGATGAACTGAACTACACCACGCAGGCGGGCTACGGAGAGGAATGGGTTGCCGATCTGTGGTCAAACGATTTGTGGCGGCAGGATCGCGTGGATAATCCGGTTTGGTCTGCAATGCGCGTTACCGACATGCCGAGCAATCCGTACACGCTGCCAATCGAGGGCGCTGATCCGACTGTCTACCGCGTGCCAGAGACGACTGACGAAGCCGATCTCAATCCCGGCGCGACCCCATTTACTTCGAGCAAGGTCGCAACGGGCAAGCGCACGCTGGAAGCATATAAGATGGGTGTGCGCGTCCCGTTCAGCGCAGAGATGACGGAAGACAGCATCATCGCCTTTGCGCCCGAACTGCGGCGCCAGGCGATGGAAGCGATGGTGGACGCTATCGAATACGTGCTGCTTCAGGCCGACAGCACCATCGCAAGCTCGCCGTCCGGCAACATCAACAGGTACGACGGCGCGACGCAGGCGACCGACCCGGATCGCTGGCTGCTCGGCTTCGACGGCGTGGCGCATCTGCCGCTGGTGGAAAATACTGCGCTTTCACTCGATGCCGGTGGCGCTGCCCCTACCCTGTCGCTGCTGCGAGAGGTGCGGCGCAAGCTGCCCGTCAACCGTGTCGGAAAGCTGTCAGATCTGGTATACGTCACCGACCCAATCACCGCCACCAAGCTGCTCGACATTGACGAAGTGCTGACGGTGGACAAGATCGGGGATCGTGCGACGGTGCTGCGCGGGCAGATCGCTTCAATTGACAGCATTCCTATCCTTCAGACGGATCAGTTTGGGCTGGCGGACGAAAACGGCAAGCTGAGCGAAACCGGCACGAACAACACGCGCGGGCGCATTTTGCTCATTCACATTCCGTCCTGGCGGGTGGGCTATCGCCGTCAGATCAAGACCTCGGTCGATTACCTGGCGTGGTCCGACAGCTATGTTCTGACTTCCTCGGTTCGTGTGGCGCTTTTCAACCGCGATACGCAGGCATCCACGATCCTGTATAATCTGTCGGTCTAATCGGCGCATCGCTGAGGAAGGACAACGCTGATGGGCATCATGCAGACGCGGTCTGCCACTCGCAAGGCGTTCAACATCGGTACGGCAGCGCGGGCATACGGTTATGCACAGGTGCAAACCCTGTCGCCATATCGCTATATACAGATCGAGATGACAGCCAATCAGCATAACGCGGTGACATGCGTCATCCCGGTCAAAAATAACTGATGTACTTCGCCGTGACCGATAGGGTCGCTCCCGAAAAGCGGCTCGCCTCACCGCCTGCGGTCACGGTCTTGAGGCATAATGCGAGAGGGACGCATGATAATTCTGTGGGCAAGCAACATCTCATCTGCCAGCGCGTATGCACAGCAGGCGCTGATGATGTTCCCATATATCAAGGCGCTCGGTCATGATATTACGGCGTTAGAATTAGGAAATGCATCCCGCAAGCCGTACATGATAAACGACGACATTCGCGTTCTGCCTGTGGCTCACGATCCGCTTGCCAATGATTGCATTCTCGAACGAATGGTGCAGAGCAAAGCGGATGTGGTCGTTACGCTGGTCGATGTGTGGCGATTTGATCCGTCCATATGGAGACAAGTGAACTGGTGGGCGATCTGTCCTGTTGATCACGCCCCCTTGCCGCCGGATGTTGCGAAGGCGTTGAGCGCGGCAAAGGGCGTGATTGCGTTAAGTCGGTATGGGCAAGACAAGTTAAGGGCGGCGGGGTTTGATGCTCTGTATGCCCCACATATGGTCGATCCGACCATCTTTCACCCGGTCGAGCGCGTGTACGCGCGCGCGCAGGCAAACATTCCCCACGACAGTTTCTGGGTAACGTTCGTCGGCGTTAACGACAGCGTACAGTCCCGCAAGGGAATACCGGAGTTACTGGTCGCATGGAAGGCATTTTCTGATCGTCATCCGGACGCCGTTTTATATTTGCACACTGCCATTGCAGGCAACCTGCCGGTCAACAGCATTGGTGGCGTCCGGATTGATCATATCCTAAACACGTTGGAGGTGCGTAACGGATCGGTACGGATATGTGATCAGAGTAAATATCTGGCGCAGTCGATCCCGCAGACGGAAATTGCGACCATTCTCGCCGCCAGTGATGTCTTTATACTCCCGTCACGTGGTGAAGGGTTTGGGGTTCCGCTGATCGAAGCCCAATCTACAGGCACGCCGGTGATCACCACTGATTTCGCGGCGGGTTCCGAACTGGTCGGCGCGGGCTGGAAGGTTGGCTATGAAGTCGAATGGACGTTCCAAAATGCTTTTTGTGCCAAGCCCGGTATTGCTGATATAATCGACGCGCTTGAGGATGCATATCGCCAGCGGCACAATCAGCAAATCCGCCAACAGGCAGTGAAATTCGCAGAACGATTCCACATCCAAAACGCTTTCCCAAAATACTGGCAGCCCGTTTTCGATGCGATTGCCGAGCGTTCGCTGGAGGTGATCTGATGCGCATTTGCATTTTGTCGGATGCGATGGGTGCAACGCCAACAGCGCATGGACACGGTCTTGGTCGCGCCGTTCACCTGATTGCGGAAGGACTGCTTGCTGCTGGTCACGACATCACGTTGGTGGCTGTTGAAGGAAGCAGTTTCAGCGGTACACTGCTGACGCCATGTTCGGAAGGCAAAGATAACGAGAAATATCTGGCAAAAGCGGCCTATGCCGCGCATCTTCAGAAACCGTTTGACGTGTTCTACGATCACGGTCATCAGCATCTGCTGAGCCGGTTCTTTCCGTCCTTTCCGATCGTCAATCACTACCACGATAAGTGGCAGCCCCACGCTCCCAACCCCATCTGCTGCTCAAATGCGCAGCGCAGTTTGATGACAAGGGAGGTGGACGAACGATTTGCGGAGGCGCGGGTGATCCATAATGCCATTCCAGCCGATCAGATCACCGTCAGCTACCGCGCGGACAGCGACGAGCCTTATGCACTGTTCGTGGGTTTTCTGCGTGATTACAAACAGCCTATTCTGGCAATCGAGGCGGCGGCACGCGGTCGGTTTCGGTTGGTGATGGCGGGCGGGCAGGTTGGATCCAATAATTTCCTGTTCAGCGGGAATGAAATGGTGGAATATATCGGCGCGGCACCGCGCAGCCATGTCATTGAACTAATGCGCGGCGCGCAAGCCCTCCTGCAGCTTGGTCACAGTGAGGCCTGTCCGATGGTCAACATTGAGGCGGGGCTAGCGGGCTGTCCTGTTGCGGCATTCGGCAGCGAAGGTAATCTCGATTATATCGTTGAGGGCGTCAACGGATATATTATTGATCCTGCTGCGCCGGACAAGGTGGACGCAGTTATCGAAGCATACGAGAAGGCGCGTTTGTTGGATAGAAAACAGGTGCGCGCCAGCGTGGTTGACCACTGGGGCAGCGCAGAGCGGCAAATAAAGGAGTGCGAAGATGCGCTGCGGGCATGTGCCGAGGGTCAGCGCTGGGGTATTTCCCGCACCTAATCAACGACATCGACAGTGAACGGTTGCGTGTCTTCGCGCCGTATCGATTAGTGTATTGAGGCAACACAGGAGCAGTGCATGTCCCCTTCAAAGCACCAGGAACACTGGCAGGACGGTTTTAAAAACGAACTGTCTTACTGGCGATATATTCTGGCAGATATGGGCGCGGCGGAAGGCGTTTCTGAGGATACCCGCGCCCGCCTGGATCCATTGACCCCACTTCAGGATATTTTCCGCGAGCTGGCAGATGGGCGCAAGACGGTGCGCATCCTGGACGTTGGGGCTGGCGTATTGACCAACATCGGCAAGGTCTGGGATGAGCATACGGTAGATATTACCGCTGTCGATCCGCTGGCAAACTACTACGACGATATGCTGACAGAATTCGGCATTGAGCCGCCCGTGCGAACGATTGAGGGACAGGCAGAGAATTTGCCGAAACAATTTCCGCGCAAACGATTCGATATTGTAGCAGCAACGAATGCGCTTGACCACAGCGCCGATGCCCCTGCAAGCATTCAGGGCATGTGGAAGGTTGTTGACAAAGGTGGCTGGCTGTTTTTGAGTCATGCCATCAATGAAGCGGAGACCCACCGTTATCAGGGAATGCACTGTTGGAATTTCTTTGTCGATGAAGACTACAACCTGATGGTGAGAGATAACGAACAGTCCGTATCGGTGCTTGATCTGATCGACGACGTGGCGGAAAAGCGCGTCACGGTCTCCGACGCGCCGAATAAGCCCGGTTGGATCGTTGCGTGTTACCAGAAGAAGGCGTAAATGTCGTCTGTCAGTGTGCTTATTCCCGCTTACAACGCCAGCAGCACGCTTTTGCGCGCCCTGGACAGCGTACACCGACAGAAGGACGTGGATGTCGAGGTATGCCTATGTCTCAACGGGTCTGAAGACGAAATTGCGGCGATGCGGCATATCTTTGCCACTGAAAGCACGTTGGTCGGCTTATGCACAGAACTTCCCGGAGCGGTTGGTGCAGCACGTGCGTTGAATGAGGCGGCGGCATTGGCGAAGGGCAGCTACTTTATTGAGTTAGACGCCGATGATGTTCTCTGGGACGATACGTGTCTGAGTCATATGGTCAAGGCGCTGGAAGACAGCCCATCACACGTCGGATTTGTTTACGGCAATGTGGAATACAACGGCGACGCGGAATTCGTACACACTGCGCCGACATTCTATCGTGAGATCTTCTGGTATGGGAACGCCGCGCTATACCCGTTTCTGTATCGCCGCGAGGCTTGGGACAGCGGATGCCGCTATTATAGTCTGTATTATGATGAACAGGCAAAGCGGCAGTATGATTTTCAGGATTGGGATATGTTGTTGCAGTTGACCGAACTGATGCGCTATGACGGCGTGGCGCTGCCGCATGTAAACGTTTTGCGCTATACGTATAGACAGGATGGGTCGCATGAAACCGCGCGACCGCATCATGCAGAAATGCTGAAGCGCATGAAAACACGTTGGCCAATGCTGGCCGTCAACAGAGCATAGGTGAATACGATGGCGATCTACTACCCTGACCTGACAACTCTGGATGCAGTAAAACGTCTTGCCGACATCCAGGATACTGACGCGGATGATGAGCGATTGACCGAATTTATTCATCAGGCCAGTGGTATTGTGCAGACCATGACGGGCAGGACGTTTGTGCCGTATTATTACGCGCACCGTTTCGACGCGCGGGGATACAATGTCACATCCACCCTGCTCGATCTCGATGAAGACCTGCTGGAAGTGGAGATGCTGGTCAACGGGGATGGGACAGTAATTGCGGACACAGGCTACATTTTGCGACCCAATAACGAACATCCCAAGTGGCGTATCGAGCTTTTGCCGTCGTCGTCGGCGCGGTTTACATACAACACGGACTGGCAGCAGGCAATTTCGGTAGTGGGATGGTGGGGGTTTGTTCAGCACTATCCCCGCGCCTTTTCCCCTGTCACATCAATCACGACCGGTCTCAGCACAACCGCGGAAACCATCGAAGTGGACAGCGTGGATGGTCTGGAGATACTGGACTACATCAGAATAAACGATGGCAATGAGATCATGCAGATTACGCAGATTGATGCGTCTTCCAAAATCCTGACGTTGGCGCGCGGGCAGCTTGGCACGATCGCTGAGAGCTATCAGGATGACGACATGGTGCATGTCTATCGGCAGAATGCAGAAATTGGTTTGGCGGCAGCGCGTATCGCGCGCTTCCTGTATGATCATCGCGATACGATGGACAGATATATTCAGGTGAGCGATACTACTGCGCTGATGGACAGCCGTTTTCCTAAGGAGGTGATGGCGGTCATTCAAAACTACCGTCGTCTTCAGATTCAGGTATCACCGACCGCGCCATATCGCGGAACAGGGAATTTCTAATGGGTGTTTTCGAAGTTCGTGATCGTCTGGCGGCTATAGGCGCTGAAATAGAGGGCGTGCGAAAAGCCTTCGGCTTTATCCCGCGCGTGCTTCAGCACGCAGAGCTGCCCGCGTTCATCGCGTTCGCGTCGGAAGCGCAGTACGCGGTAGGCAGTGATACCGTCCAGGAGCAGCGTGTGTGGCGCTGCGTTGTCTTTGTAGACGAGATTGGAGACGGTATAGAGGGGGCGGTTGAAGAAACCGCCTATTTGTATATTGACCGTCTGCGCGATACGTTTGCGGGGAGACCCGGATTGGAGACGTTTTCCGATCCTGATGGGTTGGCGGCATTCAACGCAATTCCTGTCGGCGATTCTGCGGTCACCGTATTGGAATATCCGCAAGGCAGCGGCAAACGGTACTGTGCTGTCGAATGCCGCATCATCGTCGAAGATCATATTCGCAGGAATTTCATCAATAGCTAGGAGCAATCAAATGGCTGTATCCGAAATTGTCAGTGGATCGGGTATTCGTTACGGAACAGTGTTCACACTTGATGCAGATACGGGCTTGCCGACCACGACTGTGGTCGCCCCCCTGATGGACACTGGCACGCGCATCGAGGGCATTGTCAGCACAACCAGCAATGACCCACAGCCCAACCGCATCAGTTTTCGCGGTGACGACGTGGTGTTTGCGCAGGATAGTTTGCCGCCGGGCGAGGCTGAAACGTTCAGCTTCCAGACCGACAAGGTCAACTTCAGGCTTAATGAAGTGCTTTCCGGCAACAAAGTAGTGTCGTATGGCACGCAGATGATCGCCCAGGCGAAAAACACCAACCGCACAGGCGCCGAGCCACAGGTTTTCGCTTTGTTCTACCGTCAGGCGCTGGACACAGATGCCGAAAGCTCGACGTTTGGACGCCTGCGGCAGTGGCACTGGCGCGCCTATATGTCTACGCGCATCACCGAAATCACGCCGGAAATGAATGCGGACAAGTCCGCATCGCAGTACGAGGGCACGCCGACGGCTACCAAAGAAACGCCGTGGGCAGAAAACTTCACAAACGCAACCTGGGGCGCGCTGCGGGCATTCCATATCGATGGGGTTTCCGAGGGACAGCCAATCCCGCACATTGCAATCGGCGACGGTACGGTCACAGGCTTCACACTTCAGAAATCCCCCATCGACGCCGCCGCGATCAAGGTATGGGTCAACGGGTCGCTGACGACACCGAGCAATGTCACAACGGGCGCAAACCCTTCGTTCACGTTGGGAGCTGCTCCTGCAAACAACGCGCAGGTCTTCGCGATGGTGTTTACTAACGACGCCGTCTAAACGGAAGGTGAATGAGGCGATGCGGATCATTGACTGGAAAAATCGGGTGCGCGTGGGAGTGGGCGAGCTGTCGCGCGCACAGTCGCTCGAAGTGTACAAACAAATTGATAACATCGTGGGGATGCATAGGGACGATACGGAATATCCCCTGATCGCCGCTTGCGTGGAGGTATTGGCAGCACGGTCTGTGCGTTCCGTCAGCGTGTTTCAAAACGATGAATGGATCGGCGTGACTCACGAAAAGCCAAAGGCATATGATGCTGCCGACGCCGCCGCACTGTCCTGTCCGATGTCTGCGGAAACATTGGCGAACCTGCCAGTATCGCTGTATACGGAAATCATTGAGGCAGCGCGCGTGGAAAACGAATTGGTGTACAACCAGCTTTTTTTAGCCTCCAACTCGATCGAGAGCAGTACGGAGACTACATCAGAACCGCCGTCCGACAGTCCCTCATCCTAGATGCGAACGCCGGTACTGGCGCCGCGCGAGCGGATCGGGACGATTGGACGATCCGATACAGCGTAAAGGATGTGCGCTGGTTGACGGCAATGCTGGAAGCATTTGAGTGGAAGTACACCCCATTGGAGATTCTGGAGGTTGACAGCAGGTATCCGGGATTGTGGGAAGACATCGACACCATGCGCTGGCAGAAGGAACTGATTAAGAGCCAGGTTGGCGGAGGGGAGTAGCGCGGATGACATTCAATCGTCAAAGTATCAACATCCAAATCCGCGCCAATGCCGAAATCAACGATGACGCGCTCAAGCGCCTTAGCGCGCTTACGGCGGCGCTCGATCAACTGCGGGTATCCTCGGATCAGCTCAAGAAAAATACCGAATCGCTTTTGCTGGCGGCGCAAGAATTGTCGGTAAAGGGATTTTCGCAAGAGACCATCGCGCAACTGCGGCAGGCGGTCAATGAGTATAAATCCCAAGAGAAGGTCGTTCGCGATCTGGCAAAAGCCGTTGAGACACTGAGGGCGGCGCGGCAGCGCGAGGTTGAGGCGGCGGAAGCGTCAGCCCGCGCCACAAGAAATGCGACAGCCGCAGGCGCTGGCGGTGTGGGGCGCGTTGGCGGTGGAATCCCTCTTAGTGGAAGCCCAGCGCCCACGCCTCCGCCAATCCCGCCGACCGGAGATGGGCTACGGCGCAGCGTGCCGACATTTCTTCAGTTCAGTCTGTTCCCGTTTGCGGGGATTGCAAGTCGCGCGGGCGCGCCGGGGATTGCCAACGCTGCACTTGCCGCTGGTGACTTCATCGGTATCGCGGATGCCATCGGTATCGTCGAAGCGCAGATACCGAAACTCAACGATAATCTGCGGCGGACGGGGGGAATATTTGGACAGCTTGCGCGTGCGGGAACGCAGGTAGGAAACAGGATCAATCCCCTGGTTGGAAATCTGCTCGGCATTGCCGCCGCCGCGGCGCCCGTTGCCCTGGCAGTGGGCGGTGTGTCCTTAGTTCTGACGGAACTCCAGCGGCGCGCCGAAGAATTTGCTACCACCGTGCGCATTGGTAACGAAGCCCTGAGACTGTCGTTTGGCAATCCGGCAGCGGCGCGGCAAAGACTGCTGGAAATCGAAAGTCAGCTTCAAATCGAAGAACGAATTGCTGAAGTCCGTCGTCAACAGTTTGAGGAAGCGGGCGGTGCTTTTCAACCGCGGGTTAGTGGAAACATTTTCTTTGACCTGGCGGCAAATATCTCTGAGCTTCTGCGGCGGCAGTTCCAGGGCATTGAGGTTGATGGAGACATTGTCAGCCTGAATGAACTCGAACACGCGGTTAACTCGTTGGGAAGCGCCAACCGCGAGGCACAGACGGAAATCAACAATCTGCGTCTCGGTCTCCGTCTGGCGGAAGAACAGACGCAGCGATTAAATCTCGGACTTGTCGAGAAATTTCTCGGCGATACGGTCGAAGGAATCGTTGCGCGCTCGGAGCAGTTCTCCACAGAACTGCGCAATCTCGATATTCTGCAATCGACGGGATTGTTCGATAGCAATGTTATCAAGGGACGGGTTCTCGAAATTCAGCAGGAACTGCGCGCGGCGATCGCCGCCATCAATACGGGTATCCCTGCGCAGAACAGCGCCGAGGTAGCCAGGCGTGCCGCTGAGGAATTCGCAGAGCGCGTTCGCACCGCCTACCTGGGTGGTTTTACATCTGGTTTTGAACTTACATCCGACGACATCCGCGGACGGATCGCCGATGAACAGCGCCGTATTGCGGCGCTACGTGAAAGTATTGCGTTTGGCGCTGATGAGGCGGCGGTTAACGACCAAATTCGGGTTGCAGAAGCGTCAATTGACGGGTTGACCCAAGCGCTTAGCAGCAACGCGGTCGCTGCAAACGACGCGCGCGCGGCACAAGAACGCCTGAATCAGCGTCTCGACGAACTGGCTCGCATTGGTGGCAAGACTACCATCCAGACGCTGACGCAGACTACGGGTAGGACAATCGAAGACCTGCGACAGGCGCAGGAAGAACTGGACGCATACAATCGGCTACTGGCGCAGCAGCCGCAGTTAACTGCACTGTTTGCCAGTGAGATCGAGGAACTGCAAACGCGCATTTCCGCGTTACAGGCGGGGATTCCGACCAATCTCGGTCAAGCGCTTGCTAATCCTGCCAATCGACGGGCAATTGAGGAATACCGCAACGAAATCGAAGCGCTGACCCAGTCGTTCATTGAAAATCAGCAGCGTGCCGCCGAAGAACGCGCGATCACCGATGCCCGCGACCTGGAAGACTTCACTATTGCGCGGCGCCGGGCATTCGAGGACTACAACCGAGAGCTCCAGCGCGCGCAGGAAGATCAGCTCCGCCAGCGCGCGCGCGAGGAACGCGCCAATACCAAGCGCCTCAGAGACTTTGAGGATCGCTTACGTCGCATTTTGGAACAGCTAAACGCCGACCTGCGGCGAGCGGCAGGAAACCGCGATGCCGTGGCATTTACGCAAGCGCAGGAGAATGCCGCGCAGCAAATTCGCGACCTGCGGCGTAACCAGAATGAACAAGAGCAGGCGCGCAGAGAGCAGCTTCAGGAAGAAGAAGAAGCGCGCGAATTATCGCGCAAGCGCCGCGAGGAGGACTTCAGACTGCGTTTGCGGCGCGAGGATGAGGATCGCGCGCTGCGGCAGCGCAGACTGGTGGAAGATCTCACCCGTCGCAATGCCATTGAACAACAGGCGTATCAAGCGCAACTGAATGCGTTGGTCAGAAGATTCAATCAAGAGACTAACATTCTGGCTCTGATTGAGGCAAGCTATAGAACGGCATTTGACAACCTGACCACCAGCGCCAATACGTTTGTGAACAACCTAAGAGCGGTGGCGGCGGGGCTAACTGTCCCACCTAACCCGTATGTTACGTCACCCGGCCCGATTACCTTAACACCAGGCATCGGCGGCGGGCTTCCAAACCCATATACCACTAATCCGGGATCGATTATCGGTCGCACTCCTGTCGCCCCGACCCCTATCCGGACGGCGGGCGCGCCGGTGATTAATTTCCAGGTTCTCGGCACGGGATTGGCTGGCGTTATACGGGCTGTCAATCAACAACTGGACAGCATCCTGAGATCGCAGGGATTTTAGCGATGGCAACCCTCTATCAGTATTCCATTGGCAGTGGACATAATCTTCCACTGGGGTCGCTGACTAACATTGAGCTGTTGGTCGGGTTCGAGCTGCCCGCGAAGACCGCCCCTGTGAATCCGTTTCCGGTTGAGAATTTTGTTCTAAATGGAAACGCGCAATCGCAGGGGCGGTTGGATCACATTTGGGAGTTTACCTATCTGAAATACACCGCATTGGATACGTTCATTGACAACTACCTTGTCAGCAGTGGAACTTTGTACAGCAGCCGCCCCGTCACAATCTACACGCGCAAACGTGATCGCGGCGAAGACAATTACGGTCGCTATAATGCATATGTCCACTATCCACGACCGAATCAGGATTACGATGTGGACGACAATCCCAGCGATAAGGTTCTGAACGTTCGCATTCGTTTTACCGGTCTGGAAGAACTGAGCTAACCCCATGCCAAACCTGTCATCCAGCGCGCAGCGCATTCGTCTCGCAGATGGTGGTCGGTACTGGTATAGAATGTATTTGTCGGTTGTAAATGCCAACAACAGAACATCTGTACTAGAGGGCACGGTCAGCGCGACGCCATCGGCGTATCCTGTAAAACAATTGAACTATACGCTGACCAGCGGATCAGCGGCGGATGCGCGCGCCGACTACGAAATCGAAGTTTTCACCAGTGCGGGAGTAAGCAAGGGCCGCTTGCGCGTTGCGGCTGGGGGCGCGACGGCGAGCGTTATTCAGGTCAACGAGTACGGGAAATCGCGCATTGAGGTAGTTAGCGGGGATAAATTCAAGGTCTATAACGAATGCCGCCTCAGGGACAAACTGGTTGCTGCCAACGCCGCGTTTGATCGCGATAGTCGCATTGCATACACAGACCAGAACAATAACATTGCGACAGTGATCAACTGCGGAAATGTCAAAGTGGGCTTTGTCGATGATGCGACGGGCACGGCGACGTTTTCGTTCTCGGCGACGGGCATCACGGCGAGCGGCACAAGTAGCATGTCCACGGCTTCGCCAGGCACATTTACATGGGCGTGGAATTTCATTGATGGGACACCGTCCACTTCTACGTCCGCGACGCCAACGGCTGATTTCCCGGCGGGGTATCGTTTGGTCAGGCTGACGGGCACAGATAATGCCAACAGTGCCAGTTACACCAAGTATATGCGCGTGTTCGCACACGAGCGTACGGGGATAAATGCGCCATTGGATGTCGGGAATGTCACGCTGTCGGGCAATATCGACAGTGGCTGGGAAGCAGAAATTGAATTTCCTTACCCCGTCAGCCGCGATTTGCTGCCAGACGGCGCGGAGATCGTGCTGTGGGTTGAGGAGTGGTACGGCGATCAGAAAATCAGCTACGGTTCGAACGTCAGCGGACAAAGCAATATCAAGTTTGTCGGTATTGTCGTCAGTGATGAGAGTACAATCGATGCCGCCAATCAAAACGCGAAGGTGCTGTCGATACGCGCCGTATCTCCGCTAGCGCTGCTTCAGCGGTTTCTGGGGCTGTCGCAGCCGCTGGAAAACGTATCGTCTGCTACAAACTGGTTGACGATGCGCAATTTGACGCTGAACAAAGCAAAGTGGTTTTTGCTTTTGAACAACTCGACCTTTGCCCGGCTGTACGATTACGTGGTCAGTACCACTGATTATCCGTATCCTCTGCTGTATATTCAGGAGACGACACCATATACGCAGATTAAGGAACTGGTCGAGGCAGCAGATGGGGTGTTGACGTGTGATCGACTGGGACGAGTTCTGGACTATGACAATCCTGTGATTATCAGCACGTCCGCCCGTAATGCGCTGACGACGACATTTACGCTGACGGATGCTGATGTGCGGGCGTACACAGCCCTGCGAGATCACCGAAACACCGTTTCCGAGCTTCTCATCAGTGGTTTTCGAGCTGGCAGCACGGTCGCCAGTGTCAAACCGCTGTATAGTAAATCTTCTGATGCGCCGGGAGAAGGAGACGCAAAGCAGGAGCAGCAGCGCAAGGTCTTCAGCATTAGCGACACAGCGCAATATCTGAACCGCTGCGGATGGCTGTTTGCACTGCTGAACAAAACCCATAATGGTCTCCCCGTGCGCAGCGGGGATATTGCGCTCAACGGCAACTACACAATCTTTGATTTCCACAATGAATGGCTGACGCTCACGCTGTCTTCAAAATATTCCGCTCGTCAGATGGAATTTAACAGCACGCGCGTGCGTCTCAACGGAATACAAGAAAACTATGAGGTCACCGCCGGAACCGCCGAGGTCAACCTGACGTATTTAGAGGAAACGGATGGCAAAGCGGGTGTGATCTACGTGCCACCGATCGTTAACGATGGCGCTGGACTGCCCGATTTTCCGCCATTTACAACCATCCCGATCATTCCGATCACGTACAACCCACGCCGCGTGGGCGGATACGATGGCATTGACCGCCTGCCGATAAGGTTGGGTGCGCTGAGCGCGCTCACAGACGGTTTCGCCATCATCAATCTCAATACTGACTTCACGACCTCTGCGACCAATATTAGCACGGGACTATCTGGCAATGGTATGGATTGGGCGCAAGATCCGTTTGCCTTTGCACGCCAGTTTGTCCTGACCTCGAATGGTCTGTATAAGATCGACAACATCGACGCTTTTTCATCGTGGTCGCTGGTGGCTAACAATGCGACCATGTTCGGAAACTCAGCGCGGGTCGGCTATAAGATTCGGATGTCGAGCAACTATCGGGGTTATATAGCGATCGCTTGCGGCTTCAATATGATGGCGATCTCGTTCAATTACGGCGCGAGCTGGACACAAGTGCGCGTCGCGGGGGCGTCGGACAGCTACAATACGGAGACATTAACGATCAGTCCCTCTACGCTGGATTTCGATATTTCGCCGTGGAATTCCAACACCGAAGGACATATGTATGCCACATATCATCCGACGACAAATTCATGCCGCGTCCTCAAGTCCACAGACTGGGGGCTGACGTG